GCTTCGTGCGACCGATACGATTTAACTGAATAGATCCGAACACCACCCGCCATCGAGCGGGTATTTTTTTGCCTGGAGAAAAGTGATGACTACAACCGATAAAGATCGCGACATCCTCGCGCGCACGCTGTGGGGCGAGGCGCGCGGTGAATCCCTGGCCGGCCAGATCGCCGTGGCTTGGACCATTCGCAACCGCGTGAACGATGGCAAGGCCAAATCGTGGTGGGGGGAGGGCTATGCCGGTGTGTGCCTGAAGCCTTACCAGTTCAGCTGCTGGAACAAGAGCGACCCGAACTTTGCCTTCCTCAGCGGTGCGAAGCCGATCGCGGCCGGGCAGTTTGTCCAAGCGCAGAAAGCTGCTGACCTGGTGATGTCCGGTGCTGAGCCCGATCCCACCGGCGGTGCCACCCACTACTACGCGACCACCATGCCGAAGGCTCCGGCCTGGACTGTGGGAGCGAAACTGACGCTGAAGCTCGGCCACCATGTCTTCTTCAAGGATGTGCCATGAGTCTCGTAACGTGGAAGTTGTCCGGAGTGATGGTGCTGATGTTGCTCACGGCTGGCGGTGTCTGGAAGGTGCAGGACTGGCGCTACGGCAAGCAGCTCGCCGAGCAGGCCGGCCTGCACAAAGATGACCTAGCTGCCATCGGCAATACGGCGGCAGCCCAGGTGCGCGCCGATCAGGACAAGCGCCTAGCCCTCGAGCAGCGTCTGTCGGCCAGCGAACAAACCCACTACAAGGAATTGAGCGATGCTCAAACCAATCAGGCTCACTTGCGCGATCGCCTTGCCACTTCTGATCTGCGGCTGTCAGTCCTCCTCGATGCAGATTCAGCCGGTAGCTGTTCAGTGCCAACCGGTACCGAAGCCAGCGGCGTGGTTCATGGAAGAGCGCGCGCCCGACTTGACCCAGCGCATGCTCAACGAATTATCGGAATCACCGACGCCGGTGACCAAGGACTAACTGCGCTTCGGGCTTGCCAGGAATATGCAAGAGAAGTGTCAAGAAGTAATTGATTTTCTTATGTGAACGCTAAGAAGGCGAGATAGGCTTTGCGCATTCCCCATATAAAAAGGCCGTAGGATAATAAGCCAAGAAAGATGGATGCAATATTAAATACAAATCCAGTGCGTTCATATTTTTCCGACTCAGCATAAAACCACTGGCTCAAATATGTCGATCCTGATGCTACAACTATAGCGAGAACTCCTGACACAAAGATAACAAGTGCGTCAGCAAAAGCAGGTATTCGGGCTTGTTGAGCTTCGGTTAGCTTCCCTATGTACGCAAGCATGGCTACCGATGCTCCGCCATTCATGAGTAAAGCCGATTTGACCGCATTTTGACCGGATTGGATAACAGAGCGAAACATCTCAAGATCGGAAGCATGATTGCTTTTTTCCCTTTCAACCATTAGTTGAAGCTGGGCCTTGATGTGCTCAATCTGGTCTGGACTAATGTCTCCAGGGGGGTTGGCTATAACTTTTTCAAGATATGAAATAAGGTTGTCGCACTTGATTGATTCACCATTGGTTTTTATCTCCTTAATGGAATTTAAAAGCTGCGCTGCAAATATTTTTACGCTCATTGACGGTCCTTTGTATGAGGGGGATTTTTAAGAAGATAGTCGATATTCAATGGAATTTTGCGTGCCTATTCAGTCGATAGGGCAGATAAGTTGAGCACCTTGATTTCGTACGTTACCGATATCTTTGCTGACTTTGAACCATACGAACGCCTCGGTTGGCTCACCCTGGAGCAGCACCATCTGCTCGGCGCACTCCATGGGCGTAGCCGGATCCAACCATTCCCGGGCCAGTTCGGGGTTGAGCGTCACCGGCTGGCGATCGTGAATATCCACCATGCCGCCCTTGCTGTCGGCGGTGATGATCACAAAGCCATCATGCTCGCTCGGTCCAAATTCGGCGCTTGGGTATTGGCCGATCGCAGCGCACAGGATTGACGCCCGGTCTTTCCGGCGGATCAGGTAAGGCTGTTTCTTCGGTCCGCCTTCATCGACCCATTCGAACCAATTGTTGATCGCGATGATTGCCCGGTGTGGCCAGATCGCCTTGAAAAACGGTCCGCGGGCGACTTTCTCCACCCGGGCATTGATTGGCGGGGCTCGGTCCTTGGCCCAGTGCGGTCGCCATCCCCAACGAACCATGTCGGCTCGCAGAAACTGGCCTTCCTGGTGAAAGAGGGCGAGCTGAGTGGACGGCGGGGCGTTGTAGAGCTCGAAAGGCTGGTCGCCTGCATAGTTGATCAGCGCGTTGGGCATACTCAGCGCTACGACGAAGTCGTGAATGCCGCTGTATTGGGAAAGTCGTCCACACATGGGGCAAGTCCTCCACCAGTGCTTTCAGCGTAGTCCAGCCCTACCGCAAGGACGAAACGTTACCGATCGTCAGCGTCCAATTGAGCAATCGCCAATTCCTTCGGGTACTGTTTTTTTATCCAGTATTGAGCAAGAAATGCATTTCCTGATTGTGCCCATGAGAGAGTGCGGCGTCGCCAGATCGAAAAGGGATATCGCCAGTTCCGACCCCGTAAAGGGCGATATCATTTTCGCCAGCTCGCCGTCTGACATCCTCAAAAGAACGTCCAGCACCGCATCTCTGCGATATGGTGCCTGGCCGGGTGATGCGCCACCGCTTCGACCACTTCTGGATGCTCGCCTGACCAGCATGGCAACGCTTGGTTTCACGCTGAGCGGTCTGGAAGAGGTCGATGGGGTTCTGTATGCGCAGTCTTGGTATTGCAGGGAGGTTTGATTGTGTTCGGTCGGCAGGACGCCGAGAAGGGGCCAAAAAAGGCTCAGTGACTTTCCGAGTGACTTTGTAAATTACGGTTCTGCACAGTGGGGCATCGTTGCAGCGAGCGCCAAGCGCGAAGCCTTGTAATTAGCGGGCTGTAGAGCAGTCCGCTTGCATGGGGTGCTAGGGGTCGAGTGTTCGAATCACTCCGTCCCGACCATATTTCCTGAGTAAAATCAGGCGGTTAAGCCGATCAGATAGATCGGCTTTTTTGTGTCTGCGCAAAACCCGCGCAAAACTGCCCGGTGATTTCGCTGATATTCAGGTCGGGAATTGCCTCCGACCAGACGATTTCTGCGTGGTCTATCTGGTAGTTCTTGGTCATGCTCTCGCTCGCATGCCCAGCAATTTTCTGTCCATCCTTTCCGGCTTTTTGGTACAGGTGCAGCGACAGCGCTCACACTTCGTGGAAGCCCGGCATTTCCTCTTCCTTCCACCCTTTGTAACAACCCGCCAACTCCCGAGCCTCCTTGAAGGCCCGCGTCAAATACCGCTCTTCAACCTGCGTCCAGTGATCCTTCGTCTGCGCCTGTTCTGTTTCAGGCGATCGGGACGGCGATGGACCAGGTAAGGGGAGGCGATATCACCCCGGCATCGGCTGATCAGTGATCTGGTCGATGGCCTTCCCTTCGAGGTGCTTCCGGAAACGCCGAAAATGCACCGCGTACAGACCCAGAGTCCCCTTGGCCAATTCGCGCGGCGGCAGGACGTCGTGCTCGTAGGTATCGAGGAACCCAGCGAATGATTCGGAGGCTTTCCCCAGTACGGCACCGATCAGGTCAGCGCCGCGCATGAACTCCAGGTTCAACTGCTTCGCGGCGTCGATCGCCTTGATTCGGTCGGTGCCGAACTGAAACCACTTACCGTCGGTAGCGATAGGTCGAGCGCCGCGAATCGAAGTACAGGTTCTGCGGGAGGCTCTTGTTCGCTTTGTGGCGCGGCCGTGGGACCATCATGCAGCTCCTTTCAACACCATCGCCACTAGTTCATTGCCGTCCGAGCGGTTGAATGCGGTCCCGTCAACGTACCAGCGTTTGCCGATCTGCTCGCCGGGTACCACGCCGTTGCGGATGTGGTTGCGGATCGTCTGGGGGCATTGCGGGGTGCCATTTTCGCCCCAGCGCCGACGCTGGAACTCACTGATCTTGATCAGCTCTCGTTTCATTGGATGCTCCATGCCGCGCGTGGCGGCAGAAGGTGGGGAGGGGGGCAGATGATTGCGGTCAGTGTCTGACTGCCGTCGGCATGAGTGGTGGTCATGTGCATCACGGATCGGCTGGGTGGCCTGATGATGTTCAGTGCCTGGACAAATTTCCCGTCAGACACATCGTCAGTACCCGGAAGGATGGTTGTGCCGTAAAGGGTTTCATCATCTTCGTCTTGGAGTTGAGCGCAGAGCAGCAGAGCGATGTTGTGCTCTTTGCAGATGTTGATGATCTGGTGGACCAGTGGGCTGATTTTTTCGTCGTACACATTTTCTTTGGTCATGGGGATTCCTCGCCCGCCGACCGGCAGGCTTTATGAATTAATGGGAGTGATTCTTATAAGGAGTGGTAGAAATTATGGAAAATGCATTTAGAAAGCCGCTGTTCGTAGTGGGAATATCACTCTTTGTCTGCGGTTTGGGTGTTGAAAGCCCTGGACTCTGGATTCCGGGAGCCGCGTTTATGCTGATCGGATGGAGTCAGCGGAGTAAGTGAGCTCCGCTGTTTCACCGTGGCCCCGTGTAGATGAGCCAGGCCATGTAGGCGAGGGCGATCATGGGTTCACCAGGTCTTCGGGTACTTCGAAAAAGCCGAGTTGACCCTTGAGAGGTGTGAGGGGCAGCGGCTGCGGATCTCGGAGCAGAAATCCCTTCTGCCCCATGTACCAGGGCGAGTCGCGGGCATCCAAGCTATCGACCAGCTCAACCGAGCCAATGGCCGCCGCGCTGTCGGTCGTTGAATGGTGGGATCTTGTCGTGAATTGCCAGGCAGAACCAATCCTCGCCTTCGGGGCGGTCAGGCTCCCAGTAGCTGTAATCGGGATCGCCGGATTCGAAGTAGCGATCGGCAATCGCCTCATCGGCGTACTCAAGCCCCTCCATCGCCACCTTCAAGCCCTGTTCCGCTACCCCGGCTTTGCACTTCTCACCGTCGCCCTCGTCGAAGTCGGGCATTGCTGAAACGAACCGATTTCGTCGCGCACAACTGGCGCTGGCTGTATCAATTTGATTACTTCAGGCATGACTGTTCCTTTGCCGCTATAGCGGCTGACTTTGAAGGAGGGGGAGTTACATGGGGGTGGAGTGCAGATGTACTCCTGTCAGGATTTGGTGGAGTTGGCGTTTATAAAATGCTGTTGCGCATGACCTCTTTCGTCCATTGAGGTTTTGCATATGCGACGTTTGGTGGCTGAGTGAACATCACCTCCGGGAGCTGTTTCCGGCGATCCTTGATCCCGATTTGTCTGATCGGGATATTAGGCTCTGTACGAAAACTGCCTGATCGACACTCGGAGACTTTTCGTACAGACCTAATTTATACAACAGGACTTATGTAACCCGACAATACGCCGATACCGTGCAGCGGCACGGAAGTACCGAAGCAGCACTTACTCCATAGAAGGCAGGAACCTGAACAATGTTTGAACACATCTGGCGCAGCATCCATTCCCCGGGCTACTTCCCCAACGTACTGGAGTGGATGATCAATATTCTCCTCAACCCGTTCATGGTGATTATGTGCCTGATGGTCGGAGCGCTGTCCGGTAAATGGTGGAGAGCCATCCCCTACGGCAGCCTCATTTGTTATGTGGTGTTCCTGAGCCGGTCGTCATTCTATCGGTGGGGAAGCATTTTCCCCGAAGCCGGCCTGCCTGCGCTGTTGATTGATGGCGCACTGCTGGCCCTCCTCGGCTTCTATTTGAAAGGCGTACTCAGAACCCGCTCAGAAGCAAAACCCGAAGGCCATTGGTTGCGCCGGCTTTATCAAAGCCTGAAGGTCGTCATGCTGACAGTAATGGGGATGTTCTGGGTACTCGTCGTGCTGTTTGTCGTGACCTTCACCGTCTCGGTCGCTACCCAACCGTCAGTGGCGCACTGACCCACCTCCTGCTTGCTAGGGTCTGTACGAAAAGTCGTCGAGTGGCGATCTGTAGTGGTCAACTAATCCCGGACACGACGTTAAGTTTTTCTTCGGCGTTCCGCTGGTTGCCGTTGGCGCGGAGGGGAGTGCATGCGGGTGGTGTCGAAGTGGAAGGGCGTGACTAACTATTCGCAACTGCGTCTACGCAGATCTGCGCAAAGAAGTAATAAGGACGTTACGTGTTTCGGAAAATGATTTTGCTGGTTTTGATCGCCAGTTTAAGTGGGTGTGCGGCAACCGCTATGCGGATGGATTACGACAAACATCGATGCCCCTACATTGGAGTGCGGTTCGACTGGTGGCTGGTGGGCCAATCCCACGGAAAGTTAATCCCCTTTTTACTGATCGACGCGCCGTTTTCGCTGGTGGTCGATACAGTATTTTTTCCCTTCGAATATCAATACAGCTGCAACCTTTAAACTACTTGGATTCGTCCGCATCGGGGGGTGATCTGGCGAGAGGGGCTGGCTATCTTCCAGTCGGAAGCGCTGCTCGCACCCACGCGCAACGTTCCTTTTAGCCAAGTGTGCAAACCAGCCACACGCCAGATCACACCCCTATGTGCGCTCATAGAGAGGATCCGGCAGTTATCGTCAGGTTGACGTGGCGCTGGTTGTTCAATCGTAAATGCCGTAGCTGAACTCGTTCTTCGCAGTCCACGACGATCTTGCCGGACCCAAAGTAGAGTGCAGTCATCCTTCGGCTTCTTGTCGAAGTAGATGTGGAGGCGGCCGTAATCGAACTCTTTGAAGCGTATATCCGGATGCTCCCAGCGCTCCTCTGCGGCGCTTTCCTTGTTCTGCTCGACGAAAGCTTCCATTAGGTCTTGGAGGCTGATCACATCGGGCATCTGATCGGTCAGGACTTCGTCGGTTGCTATCCCGCGCCGCGCTTACTTGGTTTTGGAGGCGCGTCAGGACACTCATCGGCCCATCGCATAACCGTCATGTCATTGAATTGCTCCCCAATGGTGTCGACGTGCAGGCAAGCGCCGTTCTTTGAGTAGAACAAGATGCAACGCGAGCTATCAAAAGAGCAGGTATCGACCTCGAAGAGCTTGCGTGCAGCCAGCTCCCGCTCCACGCCACTATATTCATAGCCATCGGTGGTATGCATCCGCGTCGGCTTCCATCCTTGTTTGACGAGCTTGGCCCTGGCCGCGACCAGGGGCTCACCGACGGCGATGCCTGCCGGCCCACGCCTGTCGTTTCTCGCCTGCAAGCCATCCGCAAACACTGCGCTGGTGCCAATGCAATAAAGTGCGACGAGCGCGAGGGTCGAAGCCTTCATTTGACAATCCCTCCAGCCGATTTGTAGCTCGCCAAAAACTCTGAATACACAGACTCCACACTTAGCAAGGCCCGAAAATAGCGGACTGATATTGATGCCCCTAATCTGTCTCGGGACACTTGAAACCCCAGCCATCAATGATCATGTCGTTTACTTCTTCACCCGTAGTGCTGACGACTAGACAAGCTTTGTTTTTTTGTAATTGAACTCGCAATATTGCACCCCTTGGGTACATCTTTCGACTTCACTAATGCCCATATTTTTAAGTATGGTCTCAGTGCCAACCAGCTCCGTCTCGTTCGTTACATTTGGCTTCCAGCCATGTTTGATCAATGCTTTTCGTGCATTTAAGAAAGACATTCCTTTTTTAATCGGCACATTTGTTGCGTTCGCAAGGACGCTAACGCAACAAAGCAGAATGCAAACAATAGGGTGTAGTTTCATTTTGTAGTGCCGCCAAATTTCTTGTAGGTGGTTAAGACATCGTCATACGGCATATACGGTTGACCGGATGGATGTCCATTCAGTGGGCGATTCGCTTGGCCGGGGCCCATCGGTAAAGATTCCCATTGTTTGCGTATTGCATCGTTAATATCGCCATTTACGAGTGAATCGATCGCACGCACAGAGCGGAGAATTTCGATTGCAGTCAAGTCCTGCGTATGTGGCGGTATGCTCGCAGGTGTGTCGCTGAAACCGACGATGCGAACTAGCCCATAAAGGCGTAAAGAGGTTTTCAGGCCGCAGGGATGAAGCGAGGTATCGAGCGTGCAGGCGCAGGGGATAGACACATCCATAGGTGCAGGGCGCATCAAATGTTACCGTCCATGTAAATTTGCGTCCCGAACTCATACAGCTTGCTTCACCTTCCGATGCACCCACTGTGCCTCGCTTTGCAGCTCCAGGACGTGCCAATGGAAGCGCTCAAGTGAAGCATTGTGGCCGACGCTGATCAGGATCGTTTCCGGTAGCGTCTGTTTGAGCATTTGATAGCAGCGCGCTTCGTTGGCTGAATCCAGTGCCGAACTGCTCTCGTCGAGGAACAGGACCGTGGGGCGGGCCAGCAGTGCCCGGACGAACGCACAGCGTTGCAGTTCGCCGACGCTGAGGGTCTGCGACCAGTCCCGTTCCTCATCCAATTGATCGTTCAGGTGGTGCAGGCCGACTTGCTGCATGGCGAGGCTCAGAGCGGCATCTTCTTCGCGTTGGGGAGGATTGGGATACCAGAGCGCCTCGCGCAGGCTGCCCAGCGGCAGATACGGTTTTTGCGAAAGTGTCAGAGCACGCTCACGGTCATAGCAGGTGGAGCCGGAAGCATGATGCCAAAGCCCCGTGATCGTACGAATCAGTGTCGATTTGCCGTAGCCGGACGGCGCGCTGATCAGAAGACTGTCGCCGGGCTCAAGTGAAAGGTTGAAACCTTTGAACAATTGCCTGCCGTTCGGCAACCAGATGTCCAGATCCTTGATATGAAGGCCTTCGGGCTGCTGCCCAAGCACGACTCTGGACTTGACCTCGACGCTGTCCAAACGCTGCTGGAAACCGATCAACCGGTCGATCACCGATTTCCACTCGGACAGTTCTGGAAACACGCTCACCAGGTAGGCGATGGCCGCGTGCACCTCGCCGAAGGCAGCGCTGATCTGGGTCAGGCGGCCGAGGGGAAATGCGCCCGCGAAGAACTGCGGCGCCATGATGAACATTGGAATGACCGTAGCGCTGTTCAAGTAGAAGGTCGAGTAGCCCATGATCAGCTTCTGTTTCTTTACCAGCGCCCAGAAGTTTTCCAGAGCTGCGTTCAGGCGTTGGTTGAAACGTGCGTTTTCCAGGGCTTCTCCCCGGTACTGGGCGACCGAGTCGGCGTTTTCCCGCAGGCGGATGAGCGCGAAGCGGAAATCCGCTTCGCGCCGCTGTTGCATGAAATTGAGGCTTGGCAGCGCGCGCCCCAGCCAGAACGCGACGCCGGTGCCTAATATCGCGTACACCAGGGCCACCCATACCAGCAGCCCCGGGATAACCAGCGACTGACCGTTGAATGGCACGCTGACGAGGCTGGAGGCCTGCCAGAGGATATGCAGAAAGGAAAACAGCGATACCACCGAAGTCAACAGTCCCAGACTCAACTTGAGCGACTTGACGATAAAGAGGTCGATGTCCTCGGCGATCCGCTGATCGGGGTTATCGACGTCAGTCTCGGTCAGTTTCAGCTTTTGGTAACGCTGGCTGCCCAGCCATTGATTGAGCATGTTCCGGGTGGCCCAACGACGCCAGCGTATCGTCAGCTTCTGCTGGAAATGGAACGCGCCCACGGTGAAGGCGGCCATGCCGATCTGCAGCAGGATGAACTGCAGGCTGCCCAGGAGAAAGCCGGCGTAATCCATGGCCTGCAATGCGTTATAGAAATGCAGGTTCCAGAAGTTGGTGAGGATGTTGATTCCCACCAGGCACAGGGTCATGAGCACGGTGGCCAAAAGCAGCAACAGAGCCGGGTACTTCTCTTCGGATGCCCAGAAAGGCCGCGCGAGACGCCAGAAATTGCGGAGTGTGTGCATGTGGTCTTGATGAGCCCGGTCGCTAGCGACGTTGAGTTTGCAAGGGAGGGAGGATAGGATCCGCCAATGCTAATCGTTTGCATTAATTAGGGAAAGTCGCGAGGGACCCGTTATCGAATTTCCAGAATGGCTGAACCAGGCTTGGCCGCCGATACAACGGGTCATCCGGCAACCTGGTGATCAGCCTTCCATAGCGTTGAACCAGCTTGCCGACCCTGCCGTACTGCAGCCGTTGCTGACCCGGTTCGCCCTGCGTTATCCGGGGGTAAACCGCGCAGCCGTGGTTTCGCAGTGGTCGATGAACTATATGAGCATCGTCCTGCCGGCCGCCCTGGCCTGTGCCCTCACGCGCGATTGCGCGATCGACTTCTGGGGCAAGGAGACGGTGTTGTTGCACGATGACGGTGAACCTCTGGCGCTGAGTTTGAAGGCCCGACTACCGACCTTGGCTCCCCGGGATCGTGCAGCCTACTGGTCGCGGTTGATCCATGAGCACCTGGCACCGCTTTTCATCACCCTGGCCGCCGCGGGCGGCCTGGCACCGAAAATATTGTGGGGCAACATGGTCGCCATCTGGGACGGTGCCTTCGCGAGAATGGATGCCGATTTGTCCAGGGACGGATTCGCCGAGGCGCACCAGTGGCTGGAACAGGCCACGGTGAATGACGGCCGCCTGAAGTTAAGGGGCCTGCAGCGCATGGTCGAGTCACCTGCGCCGCAAATTTGTCCCTGTCTGCCGTTGCGTCGGCATTGCTGCCTGCATTACCAGTTGCACGAGCCGGTCGAAGGCGAGCCGCCAGTACTCTGCGAGTCATGCCCCAAGTTGCATCGCCTGCCCGTGGAAGAACAGGTGAGCTACCTGCACTACATCTATCAGGACGGTTGAGCGACGGCACCAGCTCATCCGCGGGTGCCGGGCGCTGACATATCAGGCATAAGCCGCGTGGGCCTCGACCTGGGTGAGACGGCCGTTCTCTACCTTCAACACCCGGTCGGCCTGTTGGAAGTAAGCGTCGTCGTGGGTGATCACGATCACGGTCTTGCCCCGGGCTTTTAGCTCCGGCAACAGTTCCATGTAGAACACCCGCTTGAAAGTCGGATCCTGGTCGGCGGCCCACTCGTCGAACAGATAAAACGGCTTGTCGTCCAGATACGCCGACACCAGAGCCAGTCGTTTACGTTGGCCCGTGGAAAGGTCCACCGTGGAAAAACGGTCGTCGACGATGCTGACTTTATGCCCCAGCCCCAAGGCCTTCACATAACGCGTCGCTTCGGCGGTGCGGTGTTCAGCGTCCGCTCCGTCGTCGCCCAGCAAATGTTCGAACAGGTGGAAATCGGCGAATACCGCGGCGAAGTGCTGACGGTATTGCTCGCGGTTGTCGTCGTCCACTTCCACGCCATTGAGCACCATGCAACCGGTTTCCGGCGCATACAGCCCGAGCAGCAGCATCGACAGCGTGGTCTTGCCACTGCCATTGCCTCCGACCACGAACACCAGTTCTCCCTGCTCCAGGGTCAGGTCCACCGGCCCGAGCATGAAGGGATGGTCCTCGTGTTCGCCGGGATAGCGATGGCACACACCATTGAGCAATAGTCGCATCGGACCTTCGCTGGCGAACACGTTATCGACCGGGGCGGCGGCCTGGGCTTCGGTACTCAGTTCGGCGTCCAGTTGGCGGATGCGATCCAGGGCAATACTGGCCTGACGCAGCGATGGCAGGGCGATCATCAAGTCGGAAATCGGCCGCACCAGATACAGCAGCGTTACGGTGAAACTGGTCAGCACGGTGATTGGCTGCGGCAGCCAGAACGGCACGACAAACAGCAGCACGCCGAGGTTGAGGTAGAACAGCAGCGTGCCAAGGTTGGCCACCACCGAATACCCGGCCATACCGCGCAGGAAACGCACGCGAAACTCATCGGCGCCCGGGCGAATGACCCGCTCGACGAACGCCTCGCCACGGGCGTTGTTCAGCTGCAATTCCTTGCTACCTTCGATCAGGCTGCGAAAGTGCTGATAGAGCACGTCCTTTTGCTGTCGCACCCGTTCCAGGTGGCTCAACGGCCCGCGTTCGGCCAAGTGAAACGCCACCAGACCGACCAGCAGGAACAACGCCAGAATCAACAGTAACGACCACGACAACCAAGCCAGATAGGCGAAGCACGCCAACGTCACCACGGCGTTGACGAACAGCAGCGGGACCCATTCGAACGCAGCCGTAAAGGTGTGCACGTCTTCGGTGAGGATCACCAGCAAGCGGTGTTTGCCCATGCCTTGCAGGCGTTTGAGCGGGGTGGCGAGCAGTTTGCGCGAGAGGTCGATGCGCATCTGAAAAATCGCGCTTTGGGTCAGGTGCAGCAGCGACAGCTCCGAGCAGAGTTTG